TTTAGAAGATTTTGAAGACTCAAAAATATACTGGATGGATGATTTTTATAAAAATCCTGATTTAGTTTTTCAGTTTCTTATTGAAGAACAACCACCTCTCTGGAAACATGATGAAGAAGATGAAGAGTTAATGAAACAAACCTTTAACACAAAATACTTTGAAGATAGGAGGTGGGATGGAAAACCATCTCCTGGTCTCGAAATTCTTCATGATAAACTTAGTGATATTTTTGGTCAAGATACTGAAGATAGAGGTAAATTAGTTACTAATCATACGATCTTTTTTGCGGATGATGAATCCCGAAAAATAAACGATTACAAAAATAATTGGTGGTGGCCTCATTGTGATAGTGGATATAATGCTATCGTCTACCTTAATGAAGGTGAAGATGGTACAGAGCTTGGAACAAATTTGTATAAATCATTAAAACCAGATTTAGAACAGGATGCTTTACCTGAACATGCGCGACCATGGGTTGATAAATCATATTGGAAACGAATTGCTGCATTTAAATCAAAATATAATAGATTAGTTGCCTTTGATGGTTTTAAATATAAGCATGGAATGTCTATAGAAAATGATAAATGGTGTCATGAAACCAGGGTAAATCAAGTTTTATTTTTTACAAGTGATGAATACTATGAGAGTTGAAAAATGAGTGGGCATATTCATAGGGGAGCACAAGAACCAACTTGTGATGAAATTGTATTTGAAGATTCAAAACGTGAATTAATTTTTCCTACTTTTGTTTGGTCAACTTTTCTTGGAAAAACAGATAATAATCAAATTATCAAAGATTGTTATCACTATAGAGATGGTATAGATAGAAAAGGAGTAAAAAGATCTAATGCTGGTGGTTGGCAGAGTGATGTAAGAACTTTGACCGATCGTGTTTTTGGTGGAAGATTAGAACATATTTTTGATTTAGGTTGTAAGGTAGTACAATATGCAAATGAATGTTCTGCAGATATGGATTCCCATACAGAATATTGTTTAGATACGGCTCATTTATGGGTGAATATAAACTCAGAGTATAATTATAACGTTATTCATGCTCATCCAAAAACTGATCTTGTAGCGGTTTATTATCCTATTCATGAAAAAGGTATGGGAGAGTTGTCTTTAGTTAGACATGATGCTTCGTTATTCTTAGACACTTTCAGGGGAATTGATGACTCAGGTTCATTTAATGTGGAATTAGAAACAGGACTATTGGTTATGTTTCCTGCACATCTTCTTCATTACGTTTATCCAAACATGACCGGTAGAGATAGGATTTCTATATCCTTTAACCTTATTTGTTGCAACTAAATACTTAATAAATAATCAAACATACTGAGTCGAAACTATATGTCTATCCTTCAAGCTGATGGTATCCAATTTGGTAGTGATAATACTCAGTTAAATTCAAAATTTGATATCATTGAACAAAATAGTGTAACGGCATTTTTTGAAACTACCGCTCCAACTGGTTGGGTAAAGTTAACAACTCATAACAATAAATCACTTAGACTTGTTAGTGGAACTGGTGGTGGATTTGGACATGGAGGAAACTCTGGAGCCGGCGGAAATCCTTTTACAAGTGTCTTTACTCAAGTTCCTGTTACTGGAAGTGTTACATCAAGTGGAACTATTGGTGGACATACATTAACAATAGCTGAGTTACCTTCACATAGTCATAACGCAGGATCTCCTGTTTCTGTTAGGCCTGGAAGTCCTGGTGTTGAAGCAAGAGCAGTTAATGACCAAGCACCAAATACTTCACCTGCGGGGAGCAGCGCACCACATACTCATTCATTTTCAGGAGATAGTGTTCCGTGGAGTGCCTCTGTAAATATAGGTGTTCAATATATTGATGTAATATTGTGCCGTTTTGTAGGTTAAGGGAGATAATATAGTACTATGGCTATTTTACAAGCAACAGGAATCGAGTTTAGTGATGGATCAGTTCTCACAAGTCTCTATGGAATAGTACCTCAAGATAAAAGAATGCTCTTTTATCAAGCTGCAGCTCCCACAAACTGGACAAAAGTTACTACCATAACTGATTCTTCACATCCTACAGGAGCTTCTATTGATAATTGTGCTATTAGAGTAGTAGCTGGAGTTGGCGGACTCCTGCAAGATGGTGATTCGACAGCATTCACAACTAGGTTTAGTTCATCTCCGGTACCATTTTCACCAGATGGACCTTTTACATTTCTGGGATCTTCCCTAGCAACTACACTTGCATCTTTCGAGATGAGGAGCCATGGTCACGGAGCTGGTAGTGAGGTGTTGCTCGAGCCTGGTCCCTCTGAACCACAACCTTCTACCGTCCCCGTCACTAATTTTTACAATAGTCGAACTACACTTAATTATCAAACCCTATATCAACAACCAAATACTACTCGGGATAATCAACAGTATCAACAACCAAATACTACGCAGGTTACAAACTACGAACGAGTTACACAAAACAGACAACAACCCAACGACGAGCAGGCCAACCGCCGCAGTCGGGAAACTTTGGAATATCAGCAACCAAACGCTTTCCAAAGACCCGCGCAGGTCTCAAGAAATAATCAAAGAAGTTTACAAAGAAATACTAGACAACCTAGCACAACGCAGCAGAATCGTAATACACGGGTACAGAGAAGTCAACCAGCACCAGTAACAAGACAAGCAAATAGAAATCAACAAAGATCATTTAATAGACGCAGCCCCAATAGTTTTAATAGGCGATCACCATCATCGAGTCAGAGAAGTATCAGTCGCAACTTTAGAAGAAGAGGAAGAAGAGGTGGTAGAAGAAGAAGAAGGAATAGAAGACCGGCGGCAAATCGACAAAGTAGAAGTGTAAATAGTCAAAGTCCCAGGTCAGGCAGTCGTCAAAGTCCAAACTCTGGTTCAAGTCCACAATCAAGACGAGAAAATCGAAACGCACAGCAAGATCGTCGGGTGCAGGGCCCTGCGTCTCGTCGAGCGACTGTGAATCGGCAGTCTTCACTTCGAGTTGATCGGCGTTCACCTGAAACCACTCAGGAGCTAAAACAGAGGACTGCAAATCGGCGGGAAGCAATAGCGTATCAGAACAACCGAAGGATAAGAGCAAATGTAAACAGAAGGGAGCCATACACTAATCAAGTAACTCAACCGACGCAAGAAACGGCTAATCGCAATAGGCCAACGCCTATACGAGTAACTGTTAACCGACAGTCTACTAAGCCATCACCTACATCAAATCAACAACCAGTTGTTAATAGCGTCACCTATGGCCAACCAATTATTATTCCTGGTGGTATAGTTCGTCGTAAAAACCAGAGTGGAAGCGATGATCCTACGCAAGCTATTGGTGGTAGTCAAGGTCATAATCACCCATTTACAGGTGGTACATTTGATGTAACTTCTCCCAGTGGATTTGTTTTAGATGTTGCATACGTTGATGTTATTCTTTGCAGTTTTGACTGAATTGTATTATAATTAACCTATATTTGAGGTAAAATATGTCGGCAGGAAAATGGTGTCCACTTATTAGAAAAGATTGTGTTGAACATAAGTGTGCTTTTTACACTCATGTTCAGGGACATAATCCTAATACTGGACAACCAGTTGATGAGTGGGCATGTTCTATTCAATTTCTTCCTATGCTTTTGATTGAAAATTCTCAACAACAACGTGGAACTGGAGCTGCTGTTGAGTCATTTAGAAACGAAATGGTAAAAGCAAATAAATCAAATATAAATATTCTCGAAGCAGCTGCTAATATGTTCTCTGCGACACAAAATGTTCGTGTAGTAGAAGAAGATAAGCAAAAATTTATTCCCAATTCTATAAATAACAACACAAACCCTGGAGAAAATCAATAATGAAAGTAACTGTAGTTCCTCCTGATAGAATAATTATTGTTGATAATAAAGCACTTCACCTCAAGGATGAGGATTGGAATTTTGATGATAGCCATATTCATGCTATTCAATGGAATGGAAATCAGGGTGAGATTGAGTGGATAACTAATGATCCTAACGAAAAATTAGATACCATTGATATTGCTCAACCATATATTGATTTTTTTCTTTCTGAGATTCCAAAAGTTGAAAAATTTAGACTTGAGCGTGAAGAGAGAGAACGTCAAGAACAACAATCAGCAATTGATCAACAAGTAGAAGCAGATAGATACAAGCAAGATCTAATTATAAAAATTAAAGAGACAGCAGAAGAAAACAAACGACTTTCTTTAAAAGCTTTTAACAAAGAGTTGGAAAAAGATCGTTTAAAAAATGAACTTGCAAACAAAGAAATAGAACTTCAGCATGAGAGAAAACTTAAAGAACAAGAATTAGAAAAAATAAAAATAAAAACTGAAATTCAGATAGCTGAAGAAAAATCTCTTTCTGAAATTAATTTGCAAAAATTACGCCTCGAAAAAGAGGATAAACTGTTTAATACTAAAAGAGAAGAATTAAACCAAGCATTTAAGTCTATGGCTTCGGGATTGGCTTCTAAAGTTGAAACTCTAAATCAATATGCTGCGGAAGAAAGAGAATTGTTAGACCAAGAACGTGAGGACTATCTAAAGAAGAAGAAAGTAACTGAAAAACAGTTAAATGCACAACTAATACAAGCCGAAGTTTCGGCTGTCGAAT